TGAACAAGCTTTGCTTCTGCTTGCACAAAGGGATCACCACCAATATCACATGAGAAAGAAGATTTACCGCGTGATGACTTATTGCGATAAGCGGCAATGGCCGCAACAGCTTCTGCCTGATTGTGATAAGTGTATTTGAGTTCATGAAACGGCGGGTTACCAGATTTTACTTCTTTTTTTTCACCACTGCGTACATCGTAATAGGTTGCGATAACACCACCTTTTTTCTCTTTGTCTTCTTCTTTCTCAGGTGTTGTTTCTGCTTTTTCCGATTCAGATGGTGATGGTGCTCTGTCACTGTCATCCATATGGATAAAGTTTTCATCATCATCCATTTCTTCTGGTTCTCGTGCATTAGCTGCGGCTTTTTGGTCGTCCCCCACATCCGTTTCTAAGCCATTTGCCGCACCTGCTTCATCCCGTGCGCTGTATTTAAAATCCCAAGAGGTACAATGTTTTTCATGGATTACAACAATGGGGAGTGTTTCGCCGGTAATGGCTTTGCCTTCCCCCCGTTTGGCAAGTACAAGGTTGCCATCAACAGGCTTTGCCACCGCATCATATTCTCCTGCAAGACGTGTGGCAAAAGCCATATCGCTTTCAGCAGTTTGATCAATGTGACGCACAACAATTTTTGCAAGAGCAGGATCAACTTTGGGGGTATAGCCATTACGCTGCGCTATCTCTTGAACAATACTGCCAAGGGTTTGCTGGTGATAGGATTGGCTTTTAGGTGTTCGGTAGGATGTATTCATTGATGCGGCGCGCCCTGTAACGTTTAAGCTTTGTGGTGGGCTGCTCACAGAGATTTCATCAATCAAATAGGCTCCCATATCGCGGTTTTTGCCGCCTTCATAGCCAAGTGTTATGGAAATGACTGTTCCGATAAGAGGAATGTCTAAAAAGCCATTATCACTGTCACGTGCGCGGTCATCAAGTTCTATGGTGATACGGTCACTTTTGTCTTCTGCTTCATCGGTAATTTCAATCGACAAAACATAGTCCATGAGAGTTCTTGTAATGTCTTCTCCATTTGCCAAAACCGTGCAAAAAGGTTTCATTTCTTGCTGCCCCAAAGTCTGATTACTGGTGTAGCTTTAGGATAAGGCAAAGAAGGCAAAACAATTGTGATACCTGCTTTTAAAATGGGACCATAGTCTGCAAGCCCAAAATTCGCTGCATAGACGCGTTCAACAGCAAGTGCTTGTTGACCTTTGGCATAATATCTCCAGCAAATGGCATCCACCATATCGCCCTCTTTGGTTCTGTAAAGATCACTCATTGGTCTTCCCCATATTCTCTCAATTTTATCGTAAATTCTTGTTTTTTGGGGGTGCCGTTATGATGAAAAACGCTTTGTTTTTCCTCCACAGAAAGAATGACAAATTTGCCTAAAATCCTGCCTTGACCTGTTACAAGAATATGAGGTCCCTCATGTGCCATTTGCCGTAAATATTCGATCTGCCTGTGACCACCTTTAAAATCTGGATAAATCACACCAGTTAGAGAAAATTCCGCATTTGCAACAGCTGGCAATTGAAGAGCAGCTTTCCGCCCCAATCGCCCTTGCTCTACCCATGGAACGCCATAAGACATATCGAGTGTTTGATATGCTGCTGTTTCAATGGAAAAAATAAAAACACCCAAAGCTAACATCATGGTATTTAATCCGAAAGGCTAGAGGCTATGGCTAAACGTTGCTGTTTTGCATAGCGTTCAAGTGCTTGATTGACAGCGTCTCTGATTTCGTCCTTGAGACCATTTGGTACTGAAATATTGAGATTTGTAATGGTGACACGGGCGTCTACTTCAACGGGTTTATGAACCGTAATGGGCTTTGGAGCTTTAAAGGCAGCCACTTTTGCATTTGTAGCCTGCATTTGTCCTGTTTCAACGACACTTGTATTAAAACCACTCTTGTGTTTTTCAGGCGGGGTATTTGTAACCACTACTGTATCAACCATTCTTTTTGCCCGTGCATTGGTTTCCTCGGTAAAGGTTTTAATCGTTTGGGTTGAAGTTTTGTTGATCGAGACATTAAAGCCTAACTTTTCTTTCACCCAATTGGGCATCCAACTGGTTAATGTGCTTATCATGCCGCTAAACCATTCGGACAGGGCTTGCCACTGGCTTTTGATCCCCTCCCAAAGCCCGTTAATCAGATTGGCTCCTGCTTCCATGAGATTGACCCCAAACAGCCAATCAATTAATGCATTGATTTTTTTTGCAATCCAAGAGAGCGGTGAAAAGTTTTTAAAGAGTGTAAAGAGGTTACTGAAAATATTACGGCATAAGTTGGCAAAAGAATTCCACAAGTTGCTTATGAAGCTTACTACCGTATCCCAATTTTTGTAGAGCAAATATCCAGCTCCAACAAGTGCCGTAATACCACCAAGTATCCAGCCGATAGGTGTGGTCATGATTGCATAGCCAAGCGTGACAAATGCTGCTCCAGCAGCCGCTAATGCGGCAATGAGTGGACCAAAAATAAACGAACCAAGTGCCACAAGACCCACCTTAAAGAGGGTTATTTCCCCAATCAATGGTTCCATCCAGCGGAACCAGCTTTTAATCCTTTCTGTGAGATCACTAATGCCTCTTCTCAAATCAGAAGTAGGATTAAACAAATCCTTCAAGACTTTTTTTAAGATTTTTGCCCATCCAGCAACGGTTGTTTGAATGAGGTTGCGGTTTTCATCAATCAATTTTGAAAAAGCGTCAATCATATCATTGATGACGGGCATAAAACGCGCCCCAATAAAACTGGTAATGCCCCCTATTTTTTTCTTAAAGGCACCAAGCTTATCACTTAAATCTGCTGCATAACGTGCAACATCAGCACCTATCAGCCATTTTCCTTTCCTTGCCTTTGCAAAGAGTTCTTTGATGGGCGCCATGCCTTGCGCAAGCATGGCTGCCATTTCCTTGCCATCACCACCAAAAAGCAGAGCAGCAATATGCTGTCTTTGTGCTTGATTTTTCATCTTACTCATCTTGTCGGTAATTTCTTCCAACAAGACAGAATTTGATTTCAGTTTTCCCGAGGCGTTTTTGACAGAAATACCAAGCGCTTCAAAGCCCATAATGCCTCTTTTTTGCCCAGCAAAAGCTTGCGCAGAACGTCTATTTAAAGTTGCTAAGGATTGTTGAAAGAGTTCGGCAGAATATCCTGAATTATCCGCTGCATCGCCCCATAATTGAAGTGATGCAACACTCATGCCTAAATGCCGTGAGGCATGGTGAAGACTATCTCCTAAATGCATGGTTTTCATGGTGACAGCGGTTAAGCTTGCTACAAGACCACCACCAGCAAGCCCTAAAACACCGGTAAAAACTGAAGCACGACTTGCTGCTGTGCCAAGGGCACCTTGAACGCCATGAAGGCTTGCTGTCATATTTTTTACCGCAGCAGAAAAGCGCGGAATACTCAAGCTATGCGACAATTTCTGAAAACGCTCTTGTACACGTTTGAGAGGTGCGGTGAGTTTATCTTCAAGAGACAATTTTACCTTTGCATCGGCAACTTTGGTTGTTTTACTCATTTTGTCTTATATCTTTCTGCTGCTTGTTTTCGCCAGAATATTAACTCTTGCGGTTCCATTTCCATCATCTCTGAAAGGGACCAATGAAAAACAATGGCGATATCGGCTATGAGTTTTGCGGCGGTTTCCCAGTCGAGGTGTCCCGCCGCTTGATAAAAGACTCCAAAATCTCCCCAATACTTGCCAAATCATTGATATCGAGTTCACCAACAGCCTCATGTGGCCATTCAGAAAGGCGTGTGATCATAGCGATTGTTTGCTCTATGCCTTCCTTCTTATCGATTGCTTGCACATCTTTTGTTTTGGGACGCTGTAAGGTAATTGTGGTGTGCTCTTTTCCTTCAAAAATAACGGGTATCAGTAATTTATGTGTAATGCTTGTTTGTACTGTCATTCTTACATTCCTAAAAAGTTTTTATGTTCTGCTAATTGATTAACGCCATTGAATTTCCTCACCAAGTTGAGGACATCTATCTCAACAATTTCCATATCTTTCTGGACATATTTGAAATACTGCAATGTGAAGGTCGCTGTGGATGTTGCTTTGCCCCCCGGTTGCCATTCTGCCATTTCAAAGCCTTTGCAAAGCCCTCTCATGGTAATGACCACACCTTCTGCCGGTGTGCCTTGGGCTTGCATTGAACTTCTCAATGAGATGTCAACATCAGAGCGTCCCAACAGGGACATCAACTCTGGAGAGCAATCAGAAATGGTCATGGTGAGGATGAGAGTTTCAAGTCCAAGATCAACCTCAATGGCACTATCCATGCCACCGCCGCGATAATTTTCAACGACCAAACTCAAATTCGGTAGTGTCACGCTTTCACATTTTGCTTGATAGGGAATGCCGTCGACAAAAATGTTAAAATATTTCAAAACTCTTGGTAAAACGGGTATGGTCATTAAAAGATCTCCTCTAAGTAATCATTCACAATGCGTGAACGGAAAGTGATGTGTTCTGCTGGTGTTGTTGGGGTGAATTCCACATTGAAATAGACTCTGCCGCTTTCAATAGCGCTTGCTGTGTTAAGCTCTAGATCTGGTGTACAGCGCCCACCAAGAATGGCACCTTGCGCTTTTAGATCACGCAAATAGGCATTGACGCTTTCACTCACGTCATTCATGTAAGTTTTTTTGATATTGCGGTCGACAGCCCATAGATGCCCACGTAAAATGGCGTCATTGATCATATCCGCGGTTCTCACTACCGATAAGAAAGCAAATTTTGTATCACTTGAAAGGGTGCGATTGCCCCAAAGACGATAGCCGTTTTCGCGAATGATGGTTGTGATATTTTGCTCGTTGAGAAGGTTGGCACGGCTTGATCTATCACCAATGGAAAAATCAATTGGGCGTGCAATACCAACAATGCCATTAATCACTTTATTTGAAGGAGAATGCCAAAAACCGTTGGCGAAATCAGTTTTAGCAATGACACCGGCAACCGCTGCACTTGCCGGCTGTTCTACGATTTTTCCATCATGATTCACCTTTACAAACGGATCAACTAGAATAGCGCGCTTTGAATCAAAATCCTTTGCTGTGCTAAGTGCTGCTTCATCTGTTGTGTTTGGTGCATCAAGCACCACAATAGCACGCAGACGCTCTGCAATGCCAATGAGTTCTGCCGCTACAGGATTAGAGGTTGCACTAATTTCAGCTTTTGCTGTTGCACCAGTGCCATCCCCTTCAATCGTTACATTTGGGGCGGTTTGATACTCAAAGCCAGTGTCCTTAATGACAAGTGAGGTTACTTTTCCATCTTTCAGGATTGCTTCTGCTTCTCCACCGCCTTCGATTTTAACGCTTGCTTGGGCATAACCACTACCTTGGTTTATCACATCAATCTTGCTAAGACTGATAGGGCGTTTATGGGTAAAGCTTGGCGCAATAAGAATGCGTGGTGTTTGTCCCACAACAGATTGTGCTCCAATCAACGCATGGACACCTTCATAAGCGCCATTTGCGTTCACACCGCCTAGGACATTGGTCAATGTTGCGCTTTCATTGTCACCTTCTTGCACCCGCACGACGACGACAATGGCGCCCACTTGTTTGAAAATCAGGTCAAGAGCATTGGGCAATGTGCCTTGACGCTTGCCTGTTTTATCCAGTTTAGCGGCTTGTGAAAGTGAACCCGAGACCAAAACGGGTGTGTTAAGAGGAAAGGCTTGTTCATCGGCATCGGGTGCTGTGCCAACAATCCCGATAACTGCCGATTGAACTGCGCGAAGGGGGCGTGTGCCGTCGTCAACCTCGACAACTTCAACACCGTGTAGAAAACCTGTTGCCATACTTTATGCTCCTTTAAACTATTGGCTAATGAGATGAATGGGAAAAATGAGGGGCAAAAACCACTCTTGAGAAAGGTTTGTTTTCAACAAGTGCTTTTTTTTTATAAATATCTTGACTTGGTACCAAAATGGGACTATAGCTAATAAAAATCAGGATATACTTATGAAAATTGTTAAAATCTCCACACTTCAAACTTTTTGGTCTCGATATCCTGATGCTGAACAACCGTTAAAAGCATGGATAGATGAAGCTAAAAATGCACAATGGCATTCTCCTCATGACATTAAAGAGAAATATAAAAATGCAAGCATATTAAAGAATAATCGTGTTGTTTTTAATATTAGAGGCAATGACTATCGTTTAATTGTTTCAATCTTTTATCCAGCAGGTTGGCTTTACATAAAATTTATAGGGACTCACAAACAGTATGATGCAATTGACGCTAATACTGTAGAACTAAAGGAACTTAAGAAATGAATATCAAACCAATTCGTACACAGAGAGATTACCAAGAAGCTTTAGAGATTGTGTCTGCGATGTTTGACAATCAACCTAAAGAGAATACTCCAGAATTTGATCAAATGGAGGTTCTTGTTTTGTTAATTGAAGCGTATGAAGCGGAACACTATCCTATTTCTCCTCCTCATCCAATTGAAGCTATTAAATTTAGAATGGAACAAATGAACTTAAGTGCTAAAGATCTTGTTCCTGCGATTGGTCATTTAAATCGTGTTTATGAAATCTTGAGTGGTAAAAGAAAACTAACACTGCGCATGATTAAAAACTTGCATCAACAGTTTAATATTCCATTGGAAAGCCTCATAGCTTAGACTTGTTTTTCTTTTCTCCACCTCATGCGTAAAGAGAAGCACAAACTCATGGGGGGAATAAGTTTGCACGTTAACATTAAGGATTTTACGACCATATCGACGGCTGTCTGATCAAATATTGCTAAAAACTTAGATCCCTTGCCATTCTTAATAAAGTGAATACGAAGTTTAAATTCTATTGTCATTTTGCTCTCCAAATTAATGAAGAGACCATAACAATCATCTACACTCTCTCATAAGCCTGACACTGTCAGTCAAAAAAGCCCTTTAAAAGAGCTTTAAAAGGAACTTTAAGATAGAAGTCCATACAAACCTTTAAGCTTTTGTACAATAAGCATCCCTCTATAACCTAGGCTTGTTCAAGTTTCTCTTTTGGTCCTTTTATGGGCTCTACGGGTGCGTCTGTTTCTGCCATTTCAGTAGATGAGAGCTGTTTTGTGTTTTCGTCCACCACGGGGGGAGAAAACACTCCGTCCTTATAAGTCCAGCCAATTTGTGCTTCACTTGAGGAAATTGCCTCACCATCAAAGCCGTGAACATAATCTTCTGAGGCTATGATAATATTTGTTACCACACCATTTTCAACAACTGCATATTCCATCAATCTCTCCTATATAAAAAATCTAAATAAGATTGCGCCATCGCCACCATCACCGCTGTTGTAGTTCCACGCATCCTTTCCGGAAAAATAGCCACCGCCGCCACCGCCAGCATCAGCTTGGTTTTTACCACCTCTGCCACCTTTCCCACCTTTATCACTTTCACCACCAGAACCGCCGCTACCATCACTAGAACCGCCGCCGCCACCAGCACCACCAAAAACAGAGCTTCCACCGTTATAGCTTCCGCCATCTCCACCATCACCGCCAGAAAAAATAAAGTTTTTAATGCTTGAGTGACCTCCTGTTCCTCCTTTTCCTACTGTTTTGGTAACTCCGCTACCCTGAGAACCTGCACTCCCACCATTGGCGACGAGAAGATCTTTAATAATCGTTGCACCACCACTGCCATTTTTACCACCACGACCAATTTGAATATTTCTTGATTTTCTAAGTTGAGATCCTTTAATTTGAATGCGTACACATTGTCCTCCGCCGCCTCCACCGCCACCGTAGTAGGTATATGTGATACGACCGATCTGAGTGTTTTTTAACCAGCCTCCAGTCCCCCCACTACCACCACCACCCCATGCCCATATTTCTACATTTGTGTCATCGCTAACACCTTCAGGAAAGGGTATAGGTCCGCTTTCTGTCATAAGAATTTCGACAGGTTTTTTGACTAATGAAGCTATTAATTTATCTACTTGTGACTTGGTATAAACAGCTTCACCATCAACTTTAAGCGGTCCTTTCAAGGTGGTTCCACTTGTGCTTAGATTGGTGACCACTCTATCGTTATGGATGAGATTCAATGATGCGTTGCCCAATAGTTCCAAATCACCACTCATAGTAACTTTGCTGGTAAATTTGTTGTAATTTTGCCATTCATTGGCTTGTTTTAAGCGTCCATAGCTTGTGAGATCTTGAGTAATCTTGGCTCTAAATTCATCCAAGCCAACAATATCTTCGCTCTTATGTTGGTGTGTGCCTAACAGGGAAATAGCACTGCCAAAGGTAAAATTATTATTGCTTGATTTATAGAGAACATAATTGTTAGCCGCGTCCTTAGCGCCCTCGATATCGCTTAAATCAGCAAATGAGAAGGTTTTATCGGCTGCCATCTTGGACTTAAGGGCTGCTTCAAGATCTGTGACATCACTTATGCTATGCGTGTGTTTTGAAGGCGCTTTTTCGTCTAGCTTTTCCTCAACATCCATTATGGCTTGATCAATTTTGGTCAAGTTTTCCCGCAAGATTGGGAATTCAGAACTGATAAAACGACCTTCTTTAGGTAATTCCATGTCGAGTTTTTTAGTTTTGGTCATCTCTGTTTTCCCATCACAATATGCCGGCACCAAAATCACACACCATTGACCGCGCTGCTGGTCCACCGGTAAGTGTGAGTTTTAAGCGCGCTTGTTTGGCTGTCTTATTGCTGCTGGTGAATTTTTGCTCTATCCAAAGCGGCTCGGATAACTGTTCTGTTTCGTCGAGTTTCAAAGGGACAAAAGCACCATCATCCAGCTGCATCTCGAGTGTAAAGGTTGCACCACCCAGTAAAAAGGTTTTGATATAGCTCGTTAACCTTGCCTTTTCCCCAAAGGCAAAAGCCCGCGTAATGTAGGTTGCTGTTTTATGGATTTTTCCCGCAATCAATTGAACAGGCGCAAACAAGACGGGTGAGAGTTTCTCTGTCCCTTTGAGAATGGCGCGGAGCTTGACCTTTTCATTGATATATTCGGTAAGGCTTAGCAATTGAAAGGGCAGCAGTTGATAAATTGTCCCATTGTTTCTTTCAATTTCAAAGATGACAGAGCAATCGCTTGAAGGTAATTCAATGGCTGCGCGTATTTGTAAATCAGAACAGTCAACAAGATCAAATGTGCCAAGATCAATGGTTTTTTCTGTTTGTGTATAACGTGCGGCTAGCACTCGAAAGGCAAGAGCCTCATCTTGATGGGCTGTCCAGCTTTGTGCATTGACAGAAGAAAAGCGTGGACCGGTTACATAAGGATGACTTGAGACAACTCTCTGGTGTTCTGCATCAAAATCTCCAAGCTTTGCCAAGGAGACGGAATGATTACTATCATCTGTCTTGAGTACAAAAGCTGTTAAGCGGTCATTGGGGACAAGGAGTGGTATATCGTAGCGTGCCTCTGCCCATCCTGCCTTTGCGCCCTTCATGGAATAAAAGCTTTGTGCTTGAATATCAGCTGTTGGATAACCGTTTTCGGTTGTCACCAAATCAATCACCAGATCATGGTTTTGATTACCGATTTTGCAAAGATGAAAGTCAATACCTGTGATTTGCCGTGTTTCATCAGGAGTAAAGACCTGCGCTTGTGGGTCAAATTGTGTCCAGATACGCACCGTTGTGGTGTGTCGCATAACTTTCACATCAATCACACCTTGACCGGTAAAAAGCCCCGTTGCAATGGTTCCACCTTTGCCGCGTGCCACAACATTCTTTGTGCCAGCGGTGATGTTTTGTGGAATCTTAAAAGTGCCCTCAAGAGTGCCATTGGTGTTAGCAATAAGCTTTGTTTTTGGCAAAACATTCACACCATCAAAGGTAAGACTTTCCAAGATTTCCCCCTTGCCAAAGCCTTCAATTTTAAAGTGAAGAGTAATTTGCCTTAAAAAATTGATTTGTTTTTGAGTCTCATTGATGAGATTATCATGCACTTCTGTGTTACGGATAGTTCTCCCACGGTTCCATCCCATATTCAGTTGATTGGTGACACTCGAGAGCCAATCGGTGCGCTGTTCATGCCAAAAATCTGTCGCGGGGGTGAGTTTTACTGTACCAGGCAGCGGTGCAAAATTTTGATAGGGGTTGATTTTTTCGCAAGCCGTTGTCAATTCTTGCGCAATGATCACTTCATTTGTCCAGTCAAGGGTGACAGGCGCTTTTAAAGGAGCAGTGTAAAATGTTGGATCAATGGCGAGCTGTAAAATGCCACTGCCTACAGCGCCTGTTTGTTGAAAGCCTTTATCTCTGTAAGAGTCATCCAGAAAAGGGTCGGCAAACATGCCTTTTTTGGCGACAGGCTCTTTAGAGTCAACATTGCTTTTAATGCGCTCTAATTGCATCAACCGGTCAAGGGAGAGCACCCGTTGAAAATAGCGCCACATCTCATCATAGGGGGCAACACGCGTGCCATCATTGACCACAAGAGGAGTATCAAGCCAATTGTTGGTGATCGTTGCAAGGGATAACACATCATCAGGGACAGTTGGAGCCATGGGTTGGTCTGCTGCAATGCCTTTGATATAAACCACATTGCCCCCTGTATTCAGTCCTATACGGTCAATACGCGGTAATTTGTAAGTGTAACTTACAATAATATCACCACCTTGCGCTCCACCTGAGACGGTAATTTCCTGTGCTGTTACTTTATCGGCGGTAACTTGCGCACGATAGCGATAAGTCACCTTATAGGTACTTCCCACTAAAGGCTCGTCTCCTACAAGTGCCCAATCAATGGTGTCTCCTGTTTTTTTAAAATCTGTGCCTTCTTTAAATTCCTTGCTTCCTTGAACGACTTTAATAAAAGAAGTGATGCTCTTATCAGGAACACCATCACGCCCAGCGGCAACGGCACCACGGGTGACGTTAACGGTTTTTTCTTTTGTCAACAAAAGAGACTGAATATCGGCAATGGGAGCGTAATAGGTTTTAAAGGTAAAGCTCGTTTTCCCTTTTTGAGGTGAAAAAATATGCGTTTCTTCGGGAGTGGCATGAATGGTGGCACTCGGATTAAAATCAGTCAAGAAGGTGATGGTGTTAGCAGGAGCAGAGTGAATGTCAGATTGAGAGCTTGTTTCCCCTGTTTGAGGAGCAAAGATATGGGTTTCGCTTGGAACAACATTTGTCGAAAAATCTTCTGGTTCTTCATGGCGTAAAGCAGCAAGGCGTTTGCGTTTAAAACCATTGATATTGGCTTCTCCTTCTTGAATGCTAAACACTTGGCAGCCGTTGTTTTGTCCTAAAGCGCTTACACGGCATCCGCTCACGATATAATGCCCATGGGCACGGTCATAAGTAGCAATAGCTTGCATGGCCGGTTCAAGTAATGAGGGTGATTTTTGATCAATCAAAACACCATCTTGCAAAATGTAAACCGGAAAGAAAGTCCCTTGCTGCGCATCCTCTTTCAGTGCCCAAACAAGCTGTGCTGTTTCTCGTGCGGCACCAGGCTCTCCTTCTGCCAAGGTGCCAGGGACTTGCCCCAACAGCTCTGGATCATCCTCATATGTCACCCATTTTTTTTGCAGCTTCACACCAATTTCCAAGCGCCCAATCATGGAAACATTCTCTAAGACGGCATTTGAAACTGGAAAGATATCACCGGCAATATAAATCTTGCCGTCTGTTAACGTGACAGTTTGCGTGTCTTTGTTGACAAAAGCATCAGCCCGTTCAACGCGGTCTCCTTCTTGTGCCACAAGGCGCCCCAAACGGTTATGGCGTCCCCTTATGATGGTTTGAACCTCGTTGAGTTCACCACTTTGAATAAAGGGTCGTTGTCCATAAAAGACAACGCTTTGTTGTTCCTCTTTGCCGCGAGATCTGTCAATTGCAAAGGGCAAACCACTTTCATGCTTCATGTTAAAACCTCAATAAAATCTTGAATTGTTCGCGAACATCGGCACGCAAAGGAATATTAATGGGCGTTTTGAGTATCTCCACACCACCATTCAGTTCATCAGGCTCACACCAAAGCTTGCCAAAGGGGATATCTTGTTTGGGAGAAGCATGAACGAGAACAGAAACAAATGCTGCTTGTTTGCCATCAACGTCGCGAAAGTCTGTGCGTGCTGCCACAAGAAGCGCCGTGCCCATCGGGGAGGGCTGGAATCTGCCACCACAATGGCTATAAACACCATTCAAAGCCTGTTCTACCGGCGCTACAGCATAGCATCTGCGATACCCAATCACGCCATCTTGGGTGTCTCTTAACACGAGATAAAGTGTGCGGCTGCGAAACCACTCTGCCATCAGCATATCGCGTTCATGTTTTTTGACCGAACACCACGGAAAGTTTGCCATGTCCCATGGGTAATCGATCTGATCGAAGCTTAATTCCTCATCCCCACCATCCATCCAATTGCCAATCAGTATGCCTTCTTCTCTTGTGAGAACGCGCTCTATCTCTGTTGTGCGTCCAAAGGAAAACAAAGTATTCCCAGCTATGAGGCTTACACCGCTCTCATACTCCAGCAGACTGTCATCAAGGCGTGACATATTGCATTCAACAGCTTGCACATCATAACCCATGACACCACGGCGAAAATCAGAGCGCAAACTTTTGGAAAGGTCGGTAATTGCTTCAATGGCTTCAAGGCTTTTCCGTTCAGGCAATTGATCAAAGTAGAGTTGAAAGGAGTTCCACCAAACACGCCCCGTCCATGCGGGTTGAAAGCGTGCTGTAACCCCCAGCCATGCAAGCCCCATCTCAATGGCAGCAAGGGAGCCACGTATCCTCTGCCAGGCAAGACCTTGATCAATGAGATCATAAAGATTGGGAACATAAGGTGTAAGCTCTCCAAGTCCATATTCTTCAATCAACCATGGTAAGAAACGGGGAGGGCGTGTGATCAGTTTAGAGCGTGAAATCCCCAAAACAGAACCGTCAACATCTTGATGAAAATCGCAAGCATCGGCAAGGCGCTTTTCAAATTCTGTTGCGTTTGTGGGGAGTAGGGAGCCAACCATTAGCGCGCACGCCCTTTGAAGTTTAAGGTGATTTTTCCAATAGCTAAAACTTCTTCATCACAAACCGCACTGTCTCTGGTTGGTGCAACGGCAATCACTTTCTGAACACCGGGGATCATCAGTTTCGAAATCCACCACGATAAGCTTAATTCACGACCAATGGCTTGTTCTTGTCTCCATGCTGCTCTTAAATTTGCTTCCATTGTCGTGAGAATTTTTAACGATGTTTCCGGTAACAGCCAAACATCTGCTTCTAAATCCACCACTTTTTTGACAGCAGCGTGCACAATGATTGTATCATTGGTCATGATGATATTCTTTTTGTTAAGAGCTTGTGAGACTGTTTGTAAGAGATCTTCGGATGCTGTTCCTTCTTCATTATTGCCAAAAAGAGCAACATAGATGGTTGGGTCTTTGCCTTTTCGATAAATAATTGCATCCTTAACACGACTATCTGCTGTTAAGGCTATAAGCTTGTAATAGGGCTCTGTCCCGCTACCTTTGCCACCACGGGCATGAAGTTTTATGCGTTCACGATACCTCTCGTCACTTTCACCATCCATGCGGGCAAGACCATGCCAATTTCCCAAAGCATCAAGAGATTCACCAGTTGCAAAATCAAGAATGTTGTTGCGTGCCGCTTCGTTAATACGCTGTCTTAAAAGCAACTCTCGATAGCTAAAAGCTTCAATGACTTTTACGGCTGGATCACTTTCGAGAATAGTATATTCAGGCAAAAGTTCTTTTAAATGGGCAAGAGCAGCAGCGCGTATTTCCTCAAAAGAAATTTCTGTGATGATTTCTGGTTTTGCAAGCATTCCATTCATTTTATTAGTAATCCTTCCATGGTGATGGGCTTGCCTGATGGCAAATAAATGCCTTCAAAGGATAAGGAAACTTTTCCAGCCTCAACCATTTTAAAATCAATTTTTTTCAATTTAAAACGCGGTTCCCACTTGTCTAACGCCTCAGCAACAGCAGCATAAAGAGCAACAGCAAAAGCATTATTCACTGGTGCATCAATCAGTTCTGCAACACGTGAACCATAATCACGCCGCATTACACGCGAACCAATCCGCGTTGACAAAATATCAAGGATTGATTGGCGCAAATGATCAATGCCGGTCAATGACTTTCCTGTTGTACGGTTCATTCCACTGTTCAATTGGGACCTCCTGTCATAGAGCCACCAGGGAAAACACCACCATGAACATGGCTGTTTCCAATATTGGTGCCGTTATGCTTTAACCCACCTGAATGAATGGAAACATCATCACCGGAGTGAAGAGAGAGACTATCATTCGAATTCAGTGAAACGCCACCACCAGCCTTCAAAGAGATGCCGCCTTTTGCGTTTAAATTTATATCGCTTTCTGAAACAATCTTTATGCCATCTGGTGCGATAAGCTCTAGCTTACCACCATCACCTTTTAGTGACACGCCATCCGCAATCGTGAGGATAAACTTTCCGCCCGATTTGATAGTGAGTGCATAGCTGTTTTGTTCATCATCATATTCAAGGCTGGTTCCATCAGGATAAAGTGTCTTATGAATATTGCCTTTATCGGCTGCTTGATTAGCATCTGTATGAAGTGAACCAATAATCACCCCTTGTGATAGATCTCCGGACGACGAGACAACAATCACTTGCTCTCCAATATCACGCCCTTCATAGGAGCATGTTTTACCGGCGCGGGCTTGTGTGTCTGGAATCCAGTCACTAACAAGATTGCCACTTTTTACCCGATAGCGTGCGTTTTTATGGTCGACATGGCTAATCTTACCTACCACAACCATATTTGCTACACGTCTTTTTAAATCTGTAATTTCTTTATCGCGCCGCTCTAACATGTCCACCTTCAATTTTATGGTATTTGTCCTCGTTTCCTACGCCTGTTTCTGGTTCAAAACTTAAGAAAGGTTCAACGAGTCTTGCTGTTACACTGCCTTCTTCATTAGGGGAGGGGATATTCGTCACATAAGTGACCTCAAAGGTTAAAATTGCACCATGGAGCGCTAGTGCGCCATTATCGCCAAAGGCAAAAGCAATATTTTGTAGGTGGCATGTCTCAACCGTGTTGTTAAGATTAGGATTAGCATAAAAAATCTCCTCAACTTCCCATGCTAGTTGGTCAACAAAACGTGCACCGTTTTCTCGTGTGTCGTAGCACTCAACATCCACTGTTAAAACACGCTGCCTTACCCCATAATCATATCCATCTTTAATCGTTTCACTTTGCGTTGAGATATTAA